GATTACTACGCGTCTCGTGGGCTCGGAGATGTGTATAAGAGACAGATATTATACATATTGATTATTTTTTAACTTTACGTCTTTGTGCTCTATTTGGTGTATATTTTCCAATAATACTATTAAGTGATTTGTCTTGATTTTCAGCTTCATCCATTACTTGCTGAAATGCCAATAAACAATCTTTTAAATTTACCCTTTCTCCAAAAACTTTTTTATCAGTTCCTTCTCCAAATACGGAATTAAAAAATTTAAATACACTTTTACATTGAATTCTTATTTTTTCTGATAATTTTAATTTACTATCTTCATCAAAAGTTGTTTCTTTTATAACTACATCAAGTGCGTCTTCGTATTTTTCTACAATATCAGGATTATACATACAAAATTCTAATTCTGTTTCCCTATCATTTACTTTTACTACCATTATTTATCCTCCTCAACTGCTTTATTAGTGTTTATAGACTGCGTAGCTGCTTCATTAGCTGTAAATTCTTTTGAAGTTGTATTAAATGTTCCTTCTGTTACACTTCCAACTGCATTTAAATTTCCTGATAACTCATTTATATTCCCACCTTCACCTTTTTTAGAATCTACTTGAACACTAACAGTAAACATTCTAGCTTTATAAGTATTTGCTTCTGTTGCAGGATCATATAAATCTACTTTTACATATTTTCTTTCTGCATCTGCTCCTGTTTTTTGATTTCTTGCTATACTCCATATATCCATAATAACTTTTTCTGATTTTATCATATCAGCAGTAAATGGAAATGTTGGTTTATATCCTGTAACCGAAGTTGTAGATGATTTTTCATGTATATATGTTTTTTCATCTGTTTGAGCATTTGGGTTTTCATCTAAAGCTGTAAACCCAGTTCCCATAAATTCAAACTTATCTTCTACTTGCATATAGTCGGCTTCCATATATCTATATACTGAATCCATATTATCTCTTCCTTTCTTTCATAACTTAAAAGCCTAGTTAAATAAAGCATCAACTAAACTTTTTTCAAAGTAAACTAATCTACATTGTATTTGATATCTACATTTATCCATTTGCATATCCATTACTTCACCTGTATATCCTGTTGTCAGACATTCGATTCTTTTTGCTTCTCTGTCCTCACCTATATTCGGCAAATTACCTAATATACTTTGTTGTTCTATCCATTTAGAAAAATGTTCATAGAACCCTAAATTTTCCAGATTCTGAAATACATCATTACCATAAGCTTCTCTGCTAGAAAACACAAATAAATATTGTTTTTCTGCTGAACCATCTATATATCGCTTTATAACTGGCTGCGTTGGTATACCTTCTATAGAATAGCTAGATGTTTTTTCTCCTAAATAATCTACGCTTATTCCCTTATGAAATTCATTTAAATAAGGACATCCTTTTATAAAATCTCGTATACCTTCTACTATTGTTTTATCACTCATTATTTTGCTCTACCTCCCACAAAATCAGCTACAGCTTTTACTATCTCTTTCCCTCTATCTGCCCACATTCTTTTATCCCAATGTTTGCCTCGTTTAGGAGCATGTTGATAGTTAAAAGGCTTTCCATTTTTGCTAATCCCATTGTATTGATAATGAGAATAAGGCTGAATATATGTAATTTTATTTTTATCTACCTTTGCAGTATTTTTTAAAGGTCCTTCATCAAAAGGAACATATTCATCACAAAATTTTCTTACTTCTTGAGTAAAAAAACGTTGCGCCTCACCATCTTTATTAAGTTTATGCCTTAATAAAATTTCTTCTGCTGGATCCATTTGTAATATGATTCGTGTTTTAGTAGCCATTTATATAACACCCACTTTCCAATGTCTCATATTTTTACTTCCATAATCATTTTTTTTAATAGAAGTTATATTAAAAACATCATCAAAATTATTTTCTAATGTTTTAATATTATTTCCTATCTCGCCTGTAATCTCAAAATCAACTATTCCTCTTACGATTTTATCATCGTTATTAAAAGTAAAATAGTTATCCCTATCTATTTCAGATAGTTGTTCAAAATGTACAGGGCTTATATATTCTTTGCCTTCCAAATCAGCATCAAAAGGTATATAAATAGCACATTCATTTTGGTTATTTAAGGAACCCTTCCCATCACTTTTAACCCCTAGTGAGGTTTCTATATGTACACCTCGTATATATGTCCTAATATATTTAGTAATATCATTTTCTTTATCGTAAAAAGCATTATAAAGGGTTATATCTTTGTTAAATATCATAATCAACACCTCGATATAACAAACCTGTGTGAGCTAAATACATTCTAGCCACCTTATACAATCTCTTTTCTTCTGTTGCCCTTGTATCTGTAGCTCTAGAAAAAGTAACAGAATAATCACCAACTTTTTCAGATGTTATTATTCCTTCTTGTTTATCCTTTTCTATTCTTGATTTTTCATTTATTACTGCATATACTGCCTTTCTAGCTTCTACAGGAGCCTCATTCATTGTTTTAAGCCTATTCATTGTTATGTAATTTATATACTCTATCGCAAAATCAGCATAAGTTGCAAACTTTTCTTCTGGTATGACTGAACCAAAAGAAAAGTCCTTATACTCATTATAATTTATATCAGTCATACCATTCTCCTTATTCTTTTTCAGAATTATTATTTACTGCTTTTAACTTTTTATTTTCTCTTTTTAATTTTGCTATTTCAGATGCTTGTTTAGTTACTTCAGCTTTTAATGTTGAATTTTCTTCTTTTAAAGCTGCATATTCTGTAGCTCTACCAACTTCTACTATATTACCTTCTGCATCTAAAACATTATATCCTAAGGCTAAATAGGAGTCTTTTTGAGACTCCAAAATAGTTAATTCCTTATTATTTTTTTTTACGACTATCATCCAATCACCTCATTAAGTTGGATTTATAACAAAATCAATTGCATCAACTTTGTTATTTAATATGAATACATCTTCAAAAGATTCTTCATAGTAATAATATTTATTTTGAGTTTTAGCACAAGGCTCATCTAAACATGCTGATTCATAAGAAACAGGTGTTATAACCGCTAGTGGATGTATTAAGCACATTTGTATTTGCTTGGCACTAGAACCTGTTTTCCAGCCTGTTGTAAAATCATAAGCAGTTTTCATAAGTTCTTCTGGAACAGCTTGTATTTCTACTTCATCTATTCTTGAGATTGTTCTTTGTATAGTTGAAGCTCCTCTTCCATCTATATTTATATTTCTTACGATTTCTTTTGCATTTTTAATTATTTTATTTACTCCAGGAGTAACATATAAAATTCTTCCCATGCTAGGTACTCTCTTGTTATCCATTTTTTCCATCATATCATCAAATTGTTGTAGTACGTTTTCTGCTGTTAAAGCTAATTCAGTAGCTGTTTTGCTTAAAGCAGTCCAATCTGAGTATATTTTTGATATACAATAAGCATCCATTTCAGGGAATTTTTGCTCTTCATTGTATACTTTTGTTATATTAGCTATAGTTAAAACCATATTAGTTTGTACAACATCCATTGGATGTACTAAAGTATCCCAATATCTTTCATTAGTAAGTGCTTTTGTTTCCCATTCATTGCTATGATTTTTAGCAGCTGCAGATATTGTATCTCTATTAGCATCCTTTCTACCTGTTGTACTTATAACTGGTATTTCTATAGTATTCGCATTTACCCATTTATATCTAGTATCATTAGGCGTATTATATAAAGCCCCGAAATATAATTGATAAGGGAAAACTTGATCTAGTTCTCTAGAATATTCTTTTGCGTAATTTGTTGCCATTTTTCATCATCCTTTCATTAATTATTTTTCAACTTTTCTTACAGGAGTAAACATGCTTGAAAAGTTAAATTTGTTTTGTGGATTACTACCTTCGCTTCCACCGGTAGGTTTTACTATTTGAGGCATTGGAGGAACATCAACTTCTTGTTTCTGTTCTTCTTTAAATAAAGCTTTATGTTCTTCTTTATATTGTTTCATAAAGTCATCTGCTCCTAAGAATTTACCATCTTCTAGTTTAAATTCTTTTGCTTTAAACCTTAAAGTAGCTATTTCTTTTGCATCAGCATCTATAAAATCATATTGATTCATAAAATCTTTAGCTGCATAATCATAATCTTTTTGAGCTATAGTTTCATTAAGCACTTTTGTATCTGTTTCATATTTTATTTTCCAATCTTCGGCACTTTTTTTGATTCCTTCTATATCCATATCTTTATAAGCTTGTATTTCTTTATTAACATCTTTAAGTTGAGTTTCAAATCCATCGGATTTTATTTTATAAGTTTCAGCTTCTTTTTTATATCTTGCAGTTTCTTTGTTTGCATCATCTATCTCTGAAGTGTGTTGAGATAATATTTTTGTGACTTGTTCTTCTGTTAGCCCTAAGTCTTCTAAAAATTTCTTTTCCATTTTTTCTCCTTTCCTTGCATAAAAATAAGACCTTGCAGATCTTTACGTTGTTCTAATATCCTTCTATACTTTTCATCTTTTTTCTTATACTTTTTATAGTATCTTTTATAAAAAGGTGAGTTCTCACCATGTGTTGCTAAATCAAATAAGATAATTGGACTTGTAACCCAGCCCATTCTTATCAAGAATCTATTTAATAAATCTCTCATGTTTTCACCTTATCTAACTTTGGTAAACTTTTCTATTATATTTCCTTTAACATTATCGTTTATTTTAAATTTTATTTCTATTTCCTTTGTATCTTTATTAGGTTGAGGTTGCTTAACTTTGTAATTCTCCCATTTCTTATAAGCATCTACGTACATTTCTTTTTTATCTCCGTTATATGTACATTCGTAATACATTCCGTCAAATAGAGTTGTACTTAGCAATGCTTTGTTATTTTGTAAAACTTTAGCACACCAAACCATAAATACATCATCTTTTGTTATTTGTTTGTTATCTGATTTATCTAAATGATTATTAGTATATTTTACAACTTCATCTTTACACCAATCTAAAAATTGTTGTTCGTTCATGTTATCCTCCTTTTGATTTAACAAATTTTTTCGTAAGTCATTTCAAATATATCAGGTTTACAAGGATATAATTCTCCTTTAACACCTCTTATAATATAATCACCTATATCTGCTTTATGAACTCCTTCTAATGTATCTATAAACATAGAATCAACTATATTATCTTGATTAACTCCAAACCAAACCTTTCTAGCTTCTATTGCTTGGATTATCCAAATAGGATCTTCTATTTGTTCTACATCGCCAGTCCATTTAAATGCTTCTATCTCTACAGGTTTCTTTCTATATTTAGCCATTATTTGCCTCCTTTATAATTACTATTTTCCCGTCTTTTAATGTATATCCTGTTTTGCCTGAATTTCTAAAATCATATATTTTATAAGCTTCTTGATAAACTTCTTCGCATATACCAAGTTTAATAGCTAAATTTTTTATAACTAATGCATGGTCTGTACAATAAGCAGCCATATCTTTATTATCTTGTTTATAATAAAATTTATCTGCTTTCTTTTGTGTTTTAGCCATTTCTTGAGCAAATATATTTATAACTTCTTGTCTATCCATTTTTACCTCCTGTTCAGCAAACATCCAATCCTCTGCTAACATATCAATTTGACTTGCTAGCCAAGGAACAAATTTACCATCAGCAGTTTTCACACCTATCCAAGGTGATAAAAATAAACTATCTTTATGTACTTCTCCATCTACTTTGTATTGATAAGGATTTACATAAGCTAAATACATTCCTTTACCATTCCAACCTTGTCTACATACTTTAAATCCACGTTTTAAGTATTTTATAGCTTCACCAAAGTTAAAAGTAGGAATCCCACCTAATAAAGTACAATTTTTATTGTCAGCAATTACCCATTCATCAGATAAAACATTACTTAGAGTATATTCAACTCTTTGTGTTTCTCTTATATCTAAGCGTTGATTATCTTTTGTATACATAATAATCGTCTTAGCTTCATTATCCCAACACCAATAACCACCCCATGAAGGCAGTTTCATAGGTATTCCTCTTTTCATTTCTTCTAATGCTTGTTTGAAATTCATTTATTTCCTCCTTTTCTTACTTGCATGTACAGATTTTTGACTAATACTTCTATCGAATCCTTGAACTTGTGTTCTATTATCTTTTTTACTTATATTAGCAGCCTTACTAAAGTTGTTATATTCTTGTTTTTGCCTTTGAAGTTTTATACTAGCGCTCGTAAAAGCATCTTTATCTTCTGTTACTTTATATCCAATTAATTCCCTTTTAGTTGCTCTTATTCTTGCTTCTATCTGTCTTTGCCTTTGAGTAGCTTCATAATAAGTGTATGTTTTCCCGTTATATTCCATAGTCTTATATGGATTTATATTTTTTAAAGCTTCTTTTGTATAAGTTCTTTTAGAAGCTCCCATTATAAAAGGCGCATAACTATGTCGACAATTAGCACCTAATAATCCTTCTACAGTTCCATACCCTGTGGCATCTTCAAAGTTTTCATAATTTTCATCACTTCCATAACGTTTATATACTTCGCCTTGCCATTCTTCGTGACTTGGTCTAGCTCCTGGATGTGCACTTACTTCTACATATTCACACCCCATTTCATCCATTTGAAAATCTGTCATACTTGCTGCCATTTGATTTACACCAGTTCTTATAGCTCTTCTTACTGCTACATCAACTCTGTTATGCCATCCACTTTCATAGTTAATCCATCTAACTCCACTTTCAGATAGCTTTTTTACCGCTTGTCTTGTTGCTGTTGTTTTGTCTAAAACACCAGTTGATACTTGAAACTGAGCTAAATCCAAGGCTTCTTGATAAAATTTAGTAAGTTTTCTATTTTTTACTTTTCCATTAACACCCCTAGTGCAAAATCCAAGCGAATTAGTCATATTCTCAAACTCCCCTTTAGTTTGCTTTATAGCTGATTCTAATAACCTTTGAAGCTCTGGGGAAGAATTTAAATGCATTGGTGTTAACTTAGCATTTTTATATATTGCATTATCAAAATTTATTGACTTTATAGCACTTTCTTTAAATAATCTTTCTATCTCTTTATCTGATTTTTTAAGTATTTTAGCTATCTTCTTCTTTATTACGTCATCTGCGATTCCTAGCTCTTGCACTCTTATATATTGCCACTCAGCAGTACTTGTTATTGTAGCTGCTTTGTTTATTCTTCTTGCAATATCTTCGATTATAAAATCTTCTAGTTCTTGATATAATTTTTCTATTCTTCTTGGTACTTTTTTCAAATAGTTAGGTGTTAACATTTTTATCATTCCTCATCATATTCTAAAGGCTTTATTGTATCTTCTGCTTGCGGCATCATTTCTTGAGCTGTCTTTTTGTCAACCCCATATTTTTTCATGATATAAAGTTCTGGTCGAATTAACCCACTTGAAACATCTTGTTGCATACTCGCTAGTTCTTCTTTTTTGTCTACAATTAAGCTATCATCCCAATTAAATGTCATTTCATATTCATTAGAATTAGATTTACCTATTAAAAAAGCCCATACATTCATAGCATAGACCAAGTTTTTCAAAGCATATTCTAAAGATTTTTGTATATCTGATACTGTAGCATAAGAACGTTGTTTGCTCATTATGATTTCTGTAGCAGTTTTTGCTGTTTCTTGCACATTACTAAGAGTTCCATACGCTAAACCGCAGTTAAACTCAATTTTTCTAAGAAGCTCATTTAACCCATTAAATAAGGATTCATCTCTTATTGCTGGACTAAATGTATCTAATATTTTATTCCCGCTAGAATTATCAAATTCAAAGGTCCTATAGAGTCTTTGCTTTGTTGTTGGTAATATAGGTCTGCCTTTTTTATCAGTTGTAAAAGCTTCTATTCCAGCATTTATAGCAAGTTCCGAACCCTCATACTCCCATAATATCCTAGAATATTGTTTATCCGCTTCTTTTATTTGTTCTACAGCTCTACTATATACACTAACTCCAAGAGGTGATAAAGAGTCTATATTGTTCGCAATAGGTATTTTGAAATAAGAAAATAAAGGTTTATCAATATTTTTTATACAAGTTTCTTCCTCTAAACTGGACCATTCTTCCACTTGAGATAGTGGAATTCTATTTCCTAAATCAATATTACTATTTAAATCCATACTTGAATTATTATAATTTTGTTTTTCAAAAGCTAAATTAGAAATATGATATCCATCTTTTGCAAGTCTATGATATTCAAGCCTTGTATAAAGCATATTCCCAGTTTGTTTAAACTCTGTAAATATTGCTCCAATAACATCTCCACTACTATTAAATTCAGTAGGGTAAAAGTTATTAGCCTGTGTAAGATCTATAGCTATATTATCCCCATCTATATAAGGTTTAAATACTAATCCACCTTTAGCGCATGCATATTCTGTATAGTTTCTTATTTTTTTAATTACTTTCTGATACTGTTCATTAAGGTAATCATTTCCTTCAATTGATGTTTTTAACTCTAATGTGACTAATCTAGCAAATTCACCAGCTATTACAGAAGCTAAATTCATACTTTGAGTTGTTTCATCTATCCATGGCGATTTATCCTTATACATATAATGCCATAAATCTATAGCATCTCTCATTTCATTAGATATTGAAACATCTACATTTAGTTCTCGTTTTAACGTATATGTACCAAACAATCTTCCCAACACCCCCTTTACCGTATGTTTTAACCTCGAAAACATAATACAACCTCCTTATGCATTCAATAATCTTGACGTATATCTTTCTATTGTATATTCATATGCATCTAAAGTATCTATATCACTCGAACCATTATCCAGTCTCACATCTTCGGTTATTTCCTTTGGATCATATATAGCACTACTAAGAGCAGTTTCTAAAGTGTCACAATCATCTTTTTCATAGAAAAATCTATTTTGAGATAATAGCATGCATGTAAGTTTTATTCTGTCATTTATACAACTTTTTAATGCATCTGTTATTCTTACATTACCTAAATCAGCTTCTTTAGCTGAATTTTTTAATCCTCTTATTAATACCTGTTCAGCGCTGTCGCAATATACGCAAGTAACAAAACCATATTTATATATAATTTTTTTTAGGAAGTTAACAAATAAATTTCCTAATTCAATTGGATCTATATCTCCAAAGTGTCTTTCACTTGCTAAAACCTTTACTTCTTTAAATCCTGGAGTAATACCAGTAGCTACAAAGGCATGTCCTGAACCAGTCCCTCCAAAATCAACTCCTATATTTATCTTCATAAACAAATCACTGTCAGATTTATTTTTAAAATCTTTTAAAAGTTTGTTTTTATCTCTTAAATCATTATACTTAAATTGATATTGTTGAGGATTATTTGCAAAACTTCTATATATAAGACCTTCAGCAATACATCTTTTACCTAAAATATCTCTTTGATACCAAATAGATGTTTTATCATACTGAGATTTTATTTCTTCTCGTCTTTCTTCAGTGATATTTATATTGTCATCAATTGTAAAATGCGCATAATTATAACCACCTAGAAGCTCACCTTTTTTATTTTGTTCATCATATTTATCAATGTACTCAGTGTAAATAGGTGCATTTGGATTGTCTGGGTTAAGGTCCCAAAAGAATTTTCTTCTTTTAGCAGCAATAGTTCTGTTATAAGCTTCTTTTATTGTATTATCATGATGCAAGTTAATTTCTGTTGCAATCCACATTCCATATGAATTACCTCTTATTTTTTTAAATGAGTTAGCTAGTGCACCTCCAGCAAATATAACTATTTTCTGCTTATTTTTTGTTGAAGGGCCTTTTATATAAAGGCATTCATTACCTTTATATTTCCCCCAATGACATTGACCTCTAAATATATATTCCAAACCAAAGCCATTAGCATCACCAATATTAAGTTTCGCATTAGCACTTGTAGAGCCTGTAGCAAGATGTATCTTGTCTGGAGTGGTTCTTAATTCATGGGCAAAAGCATAAACATTATCTACCGTTTTTCCAGCCCTTACTGCTCCTTCTGCAAAATTGAAAGTATTTTTTACACAACTTCTTATGTAGTTTTTATGTTTTTCAGAAAAATTGAATTTTATCGTTTTTCTTTTACTGATTGTCGCCATAAATATCACTATCCGTTTCGCTTAAATCTTCAATCTCTGTATTATTACCAGTTAACTTATCTGTCTTTGCCTTTATATTATCTATTCTTGCTTTTTGTTCTTCTGTTGCCAACTCTGGTTTATTATTCATAAGTTCAGAAGCTTGCTTTATAAGACTTCTAAGCTCTGACATTGCTCTAGATTGAGCATTTAAGAAAGTCGCTTGTCTATCCCATGCAAATTGAAACTCATATTCTATTTCTTCTCCAAACTCTGTATCTTTATGCTTTTTAAGTTCTTTAATCATTTCGTTTTTATCTTTTACATACATAATTTTTTGAGCTCTTATTATAGCTGCATATTGAATAGTTATTTGTTCTAATAAAATATCTAATGGATTTTTCTCCTTTATTTCTTCTATTATTTCTAAAGTATCCTCTGGCAGATACTTCGAAAAAAATCCATGAGTTTCTGCATTTTTATTAAATAATGGAGCTCCACCACCTATATTTCCAACAGCATTTTTATTCCCTATTGGTGCTCCACCTAATAGAGTTGAGTTTGTTTTGGAACTTTCTTTATTTAATTTATTTAAATTATCACAATTAGCTTGTTTACTAGCTTTTGTAGTTTTTTTTGCGTCTATTTTATTGGTAACGTTCTTTTTGCTTTTTGGTAACGTTCCTTTTAAATTTTCTTCCCATCTATCTTGAGATTTCCATTTTCTAATTTGAGCATCTTTTACATCAAGTTGCGTGGCGATATCTTTTAGCAAGATTTCCCCTTTATGTTGTTTATATATTTCAAATGCTTTATCTCTATTTGGACTTCTTGCTCTGGACATTTATCACCACCTCGTTATTTTCTAATTTATTTATCAATTTATTTCTATATCTATTATCATTTGTCAATCTAATCAAGCTTTGTATATCTCTTTTACTTAGCTTATCGTCAACCTCTCTTTTTATAGCCATAATAACCAGTATCTTAGCTTTATAAAAATTATTTACATGTGTATGTTCGTTTTCAAATTTCTTGTTTGTATTATGTACAACAAATCCGTCACTACATCTATAAATTGAATACTCTTTTCTTTGAAATATTTTTCTACTCATTTAGATTAACTCCTTCTTTACACAACAAAAGAGCCCTTCATGGGCTCCTTTTCAAATTGAGTATGAGTATGAGATTAAAATCTGTTTCTGTTGTTGTATGATAGTAATTACATTTAACAATTAGCAAGCTACAGGATTCGAACCTGTATCACATGGGGGAGTGATTTCCATTACTTGCACGTTGCTGGGATTTTACCCCCAGCCATTTCCTGTCATAACCAAGTTGTTAATTTGTATATTCTTAATACTTAAGGAGGACACAAGTCTGTGCCAAGAAAAAACTGTACGTTAAAGAACAACTATAATGTTTGTCAAATAGGTTACCAAGCTATCTGACAACTTAATAAGAGTTCGTAAAGAAAACAACCTTTTTATTAGAGTTTCTCTATACTATCATTATATTATCGGTAATCCCCTATGAAAACCCCACATATTCCCTATTAAATCCCCAACGCTTCAACTCCCCACAATAAGATATTTAATTTATTTAATACCTCTTTTGCCCATCTTGCTGGAGTGTTTTTGCCTGTATTAAGTCTTTCAGCTATTTCTTCAAATGTAATTTTTTCTATGTAATACATATGAAAAGCATCGTATATGTAATAAGTTCCGTTTTCTTCGTATTCATCAGCTAATATTTCTAATGATATATCTATACAAGAAACCATTTGTGCTGTTCTTGCTTTTGTTCTAAGTACACTGTTAAGGAATATATCATTTTCTTCTAGCGCATCTTGTAATTCTTCTCCAAAATATCCTTTGAAGCCATCGCTATTAACTTTTTCTATATGATTTTTTAGTTTGTCGTAGTTTTTCATTAATAGTTTAGTATTGTGTAATCTTTTATCTTTTTGTTGTTTTTTTATTTCAAATACTACTTCCTTAGCTAATTCTTTTGCTTGTTCACTTACGTTTAATGTTGCCATGCTCCCACACTCCTGTTATAATAATATTGTCAATATTTGTGGGAATGTGAAAGCATTCCTTTTTTTATGTCAATTATTTGTATTTTACATACCTAACTTGCTTACTATCCATGCACCAATAACAATTATGATTATTGCATCTGCTATTGCTCTATTCATGTTCTTCTCCTTCTACAATCCAATCTTCTGGATTATTATGGTATAACGGGCATATATCAAGACTAGGCAGTAATTCCAATACTATGCATTGTCCATCTTCGCATTCATCATATCTACTACATTCTTTTTTTATTGTTAGTAATGCTTTTTTTATTAACTCTTTTCTATCTTCCATTATTCTTCCTCCAATAAGTTTTTATTCTCGTATATATTTCCTATTACTTCAATCAAATCAAATCTATCGAACTCCATCATTTCAAAAAATGGATTTAAGACTTTTTTTTCATTTAATTCGAATTTTAAACACCATGCACCTTCATACATAATAACTTCTCCAATTTTTTCTGGTATATGATATAATCCTACTATATCTCCTATATAATCTCTTTCTTCCTCACTATAAGCAGGTCTTCTTACTATGTCGCCTTCATATATTTCTACTCCATTTCCATCTTTGCAACCTGTATATTCTCCCACATAACAAACTCCATCCCAGTTATTTATATCATCTTGGTCTGATTTGTTTTTTTCATTCGGCATAAAACAATGTGTAACATTACCATATTGTTGTATAGAAATAATAGAATCATATAACCATTCGCCACCATTATGTCCTCTAAACTTAATTTCTCTCATATTATTCCTCCTTATTGTTTACACAATCTTTGCAATAATCTTTTTCTTCATAAATATACGATGTACAACATGCATCACATTTATTGTATTCATCTTTACATTCATCACATTCTTTAGAATATATTTTATTATTTTCTAGTATTTGATAAGTTTTTATACAATGCCCACCAATATCCATCCAAGCGCAGTCAAAATTATTTTCCATATTCTTCCTCCAATTCCTTTTCAGCTAATTTAATCGCTTCTAGCTCACTATATCCCTTTTCTATGTATTTCTTAGCCAGTTCGACTAATTCTTTGTATCTTGCTAATATCAAGCTATCACTCCCCCTTGTATTCCTTGAAATAAAATTCAATTTCTTTATCTTTTATTTCGATTAAACCATATCTTAGAGCTATTCTAAAAATAGCTGAATCTCTAAGTAGTTTATTTGGTATTTCCTGTAATTGCTTTTTAAATATTTCTAGTGTATATGTACTTTTGTAATGATTACAACTTCTGCAAGAGCATATCATATTGTCTAATGTATCTGTTCCTCCAACTCTTAAAGCTACTATATGGTCTACTTGCATATCTTTTATGTCTATTTTTTCTCCACAATAACCACATCTTCCGTTATATTTGTTGTAAATATCTAGTCTTTCTTCTTTTGTCAATTTTCTTCTTTTAATTTCATCATATTGCTTTAGAATGTCTTTATTATTCATGCATTTCCTCCTTGTATTCAATTTCTTTATATCCTCCTATATAAAACTTAGTTGTTCATAATCAACTTGCTTTATTTCTTCTTTTTTAAATTTGTATTTTAGTCTTTCTTTTTCTAGATCTTTAAATTTACTTTGGTCTCCGCATGCTTTATGAAAACAATCATCACATAACCATACACAATCAGCTTCATCACTTCGAATATTTGCTTTATGTCCTTCTTGATTGATTTCTTTTGCACAGTTGTAACATTTAATACCAAGTAACTTTTCTTGTCTCAATTCTTCATCGTTATAATTAATTTTTCTTTCTTCATCTGACCAATCTACTCTATTGCATCTATAAACGCATGAATTTTCTTTTTCACATCCATAGCAACAAATATTTGTACACATTTTCTCTTGTTGAATAATTGCTATCAACTCTTGTCTTCTTATTTCATTTTCTTCTTTTATATCCTCTATCGCTTCTTCTATCTCTGCCATGATTAATTCTTTTACTCCGTCCATACGTTCACAGCCAAACGTTGTCATATTTCCACATTCAAATTCCATTTTATTCACCTAGAATTGTCTTTTCCATAAAACTGTAATTATTTTATATTTTTCTCTTAACTCTTCTATTAAAGCTAATACTCCTTTTCCAGTATCAACTCCATTTATATTCCATTGATGTTTTGTGTATTTACATTTCAATATTTCATCATCACATTTTAGTTTTACATTGCAGTTAAACATTAATGTGCGCTTCCAATTATCCTTTTTAGCCATTTTTATCTCCTTAATTTGTATTTTATTTTTAATTTAATTCAGCTCACTACTCCTGATGCCCTAAGCCCCTATATATTTAGATATTTTTTTATTATCTGTATAGCTTCTTCTGAGCCATTACATCTAACAGCTTTATATCCGTAACTATTTAGTTTTTCTAGCCATTCCTTTTGTTCTTTTGTCATGCTCTTTGTTTTATCTGCTTTTAATTCTATGAATAATCCTGCATATTTTTTATTAGGTACTAATAGTCCTAAATCTGGAAATCCTGCTTTAAGTCCCATTCTTTTTAATTCTGCTCCATATCTCTTACTTCTCTTCCCTTCATTTGGAATATGCATAAGCATTTTTAGCTCTGGATATCTTCCTTCTTGCCATTTTGCCCACTCTATAAGGCTCTTTTGCTCTTGCGCTTCTGTTGTCTTAGGTTTATTTGTTTTGCCTTTATCTGCTCTCTTAATTCCTTCTAGCGCCGTTAAATCTGTATACCCTTCTGCATTTTTATTTAGCTGATATCTCTCCATATTCCCTCCTATTTTGCTGTTCTGTATGGTGCTAACATTGTTACTAATTTATGTACTAATATTTCTTTGTCTTTTGTTATTTTCGCCTCACTGTTTATCGCTGGTCCTCTTTTTTCTTCTGCACGATATTCTTCTCTACAAGTATCACTGCAAAATCTTTGATTTGCTCTATTACTTGTATATTCTTTGCCACAATAATCGCATATTTTTTTATTCGCATTTTTTATGAAATTTATTTCCCATGTATTTTTATAAGGTTTTTCTTGTCTTATAGCTGATGCTACAGCTCCAGCGTATATTTTCTTGCCATATACACCTGTAAGATACTTCGCTACTGCATTTTGGCCTGTAAATTCTAATACTTCTCCAGTTTTTATATTTTTCACTTCGATTATATTTTTTTCCATTACTATTCACCCCTTTTCTTTACTTCTTTTGTTTCTAGTGATTTCAAATAGACTTGCAACTCCTCAGGACTTAATTTGTATTCTTTTACTTTGCTGCATTTTTTCTCGCTTTCGTAATTGCCTTTTAACTTTATTTCTCCAGCTTGTAAGAAGAATACACCACCGTTATTATGTCTTGGTTTTATTTTTTGAACTGTCACCTCGTCATGTTTTTTTGTTTCTTTCTTTAGGCAGCCACAACTTTTTGTTATTCCGTGTCGCAGATTACCTTCTCTTACTACTGTTGTATTTCCGCATTCACATTGACATTTCCAGTATCTTTTGCTTTTTTCTACATGATCTAGTTCTAATACAACTAATTTCCCATATATTTTACCTGTCAAATCTACTGTTTTTGGCTCCTTAGTAAGTTTTGTATCCTTTATGTATTTTCTTATAGTCCAATCACTTCTATCTAGTTCATTTGAGATAGCAAGTATTGAATAACCTTTGTTATATAATCTTTTTATCTTTCCCTTTTCTATATCTGATAGTCTTGGTGCCATAATTAACCCCCTCTACATATCTCCATACTAATTTTTCACCTGTTACTGGGTGTTTGCCAGCTGATTTTCTTTTACCTGTACAACATTTTGATATATCTGAACTACACACATCGTATTTTTCTCCAGCTTCCTTGATGCAATCAAATGTTTCACCTGTAGTGATGCATATGACTTTTTTGGCCGACGGATTTTTACCCCCTGTCATACCATACATCGGATTTTTTTCTCCTTTGCGTAAATTGCTTATTTTATTCTTAGTTTCTATCGAATGATGCTTGCCGTACATAGGATTATTTTCACCTTTATTTGCTTCACTCAATTTCTTTTTAGTTTCTTCTGATATTTTTTTACCTTTATGTGATTCACTTAATTTTCTTTTAGTTTCTTCTGTATGATGTTTGCCGTAAAATGGATGATTTTTACCTTTTTGCTTTTCACTTCTTTTCTTTTTTTGTTCGTCTGTCAATTTTAATAATCCCATATCACGTGCATGTTGCATATTTTCTAAATTAGTGCACCATTCTAAATTTGATACTATATTGTTTTGTTTATTTGCATCTATATGGTTGACTTGTTGTTTATTTTCAGGATTAAGTATAAACGCTTGTGCTACAAGTCGATGTATTGATCTACTGCATAATTTACTATTTTTATATAAATTAATTCGTAAATATCCATATCTGTTTAATATCGGTCTAAGTACTTTTGTTTCTCCAGTGTGCTTATAGTCTAAACTTCTAACTCGTCCGAGATTACTAACTTCATATTTTTCAAATCCTTCTATCTTTCTCCAAATTTCGTTCATTTTTATCACCTTCTTTAGTATTATTTTATCATACCTTGTCATACTTTATCAAGTATTTTAGATTTATTTTTATGTGAAATCATGATATAATACCACTAAGAGGTGATATTATGAAAAAGAAAATTGCTATAACTCTAGATGAAGAAGTTTTAGAAAAACTAAAACAATATGCCACTGAAGAGGATAGAACTATATCAAGTCAAATAAACAAAATACTGAAAGACTTTTTAAAATCGATAGAAGGTTAATCACCTTCTATCTTTTGTTTTATATGATATTTCTAAGTCTGTAATTATTTTCTATTCCTCTAGGGAATGTTATTATATTATTTTGAGCCATTTCGACAATTCGTGACCCAACAGCCTCATCAAACATCAATATTTCCTTAATTGATTTTTCTGTTGATATAATCATTGGTTTACCTTTTAAATATCGAGTGTTTATGACTTTATATATGTATTTTCGGTCTGCTTCTGTCGGTTGCCCTTTCAAGAAATCATCTAAAAATAGAACTCTTGGATTTATATATTTTTCTAACTCTCTTATAAATTCTTCTTCTTCATTGATAACTTGTTTTAGATTAGTCAGCATTGATATATACTCTTTATACACACACCCAACATTGTTATTTATAAGTTCTAACATGGTCCCGATTCCTAGATGTGTCTTTCCACTTCCAGGATTACCGCATAATATTAAACTTGCATTAGTTTCTTTTTTTAAGAAGTCATTAATATATCGTAAAACCTCGTTCTTTGCCTTTATTTGCCATTCCTTGTCAGCTTTAAAGGAATTAATCGTCTTTTGTCTAAAAACCTCTGTAAGGTTGCTTAAGGCTAATTTTTCGATACTTTGTCTTTTTTCTAAACAGCTACAAGGCACAGCTACTTCATATCCATCTTGAATTTCAAATACATATCCTCTATCTTCACACTTAGGACAATCATATTTTGCTGGTTCTGGAGCATGTTTTTCCAAAGCAACTTTTAATCTATCCAATAAAACTGTATCCATTTTATTCATCTCCTTATAATCCGAATTTTTCATCTATTTTGTCTAGGAAGTCTAGATCTTGTTTATTTAATTCATCTTGCTGTCTAGGCTTGTTTTGTTCTTGCTGTAATTTGTATGCTTGTAATTGTTCCATTGTGTATATGTTATTGTTGGTCCAGTTGTTGATTATCCCTTTTAGATAGCCTAAGTTAGTTTTACTTCGCTCTGTACATATCTCTATTGCTCTTTTAAAAAGTGAATAATCTATGTCTTTACTTATATCTATAAGCCATTCTGATGTTACTCCATTTATTACTCCTATATTATTTTCATAGAGTTTAGCAAACTTACCTACCAACTTATTATTTGTATCCTCTTCTATATATGTAGGTCTATCTCTATCTCTATCTCTATCTCTATCTCTAATTATGGTGGAGATTTGGTCGGACATTTGTCCTGTGTTTTCGGACGATTGTTGGGACATTTGTCCTGTTGTTTGTCCTTTTCCTTCTGATAATTGTTTCTTTTCTTCATCAATTCTTCTTCTGTAATTTCTTTTTCTATCTGCTTCTGTAGAACTTTTACCTATAAAGTCTTGAATATCTAGCATATAGATAGCCCCATTGTCTAGTATTTCTACTAATCCTAATTGTCTAAATATATCGACTGCTTTTTCTACTACTGCTACTGGATGCCTAGTAACATTAGCAAGCATTGTTGAATTATATGGTATTCTGTCATTAAACATTAATTTCCCTGTATTTTTTAAACTTCTAAGATAAAGTTTTAAAAGTATGTTTGAATATAAATAACCATCTGGCATACTTTCAAGTATTATCATTTCATCTCTGTCAAAGAAATTATCTACTAATTTTAGATAATAATATTTTTGATTGTCGCTCATTACTAAGCCTCCTTATTTATTACTTTTCTAGGAAGGGGATTGCTCCCCAACCTAGCTACATATCCATTACTTGCTGTCCTTCTATTTGTCCGTTATCCTCTTGTTCTTCTATAGGTTCTTCTGTGTACTCTACATCTTGTACTGGTTCATAGTCTGTTAGTAGTTGTAATAGCTCGTCCACTTCTTCGAATTTTAAGTCTTTTAGGTCATATCCGTTACTGCTGCAGAAATATTCAAGCTTTGATGTATCTTTAGCATCTTCGTGACTATATAATCCTTTTACTTCTGCCATTGCTAATAACTTTCTCTTTTGTTCTGATGTTGCTTTGCCTATTACAACTTCTTTTTGTGGTAATTTATCTGGTACTTCTTTGATTTCGCAACTATCATATAAACCTTGTAAATCTTCTGGAAATGCTTCTCTAAGTGCTGTAACCATAGCGCATTTTTTAAGCATTACCATTGGCATTGTTTTCCAAGTTGATTGACTTTTAGAATATTCCTCCAAAGCTACAGATGACTTTATAGGGAACTTTCTATCGTTTCTATGAACTTCACACCATCCACCAATTAGAATATCTTTTTTAAGCTTTACAGAACCTTCTATCTCTACTAAATTTCCATCACGTTCTACTATGATTCCACTTCTCATACCTTCAAAGTGTTCATTTCTATTTGCTCTTTTTACAAATACATCTTTACCGACTACTATGTTAGCTGGGCTTGTCCCAAATTTAATTAAATAAGCTTCATTTAAAAATGGATTAAGATGTTGAGCTTTACACAATTCGATAAACATTAATGTTTCTTGATCTGTTATATTTCCATTACCTCTGACTAAGTAATTTTTAACTGTATTATTGTTTAAAACTTGTCCGCCGTCTAATTTGTATTCTGCAAGTGCTAGTGCATTGTCATTTACTTGTACTGCTTTAGTCATTAAAATTCAACCTCCTTATTTCTCTCTAATTCTTCTATATTAAGTCGTAAAGCATATAATAAACTGCTTTCATAACTGTCATGTTTTACTTGTCCTATTTTTTCATATGTTTTTATGTAATGTCTTTTAAAATCTCCTATTGTCATGTTTTTTCTGTTATTTAAAGCAAATTCAGCTCCTTCGATAAATCCTAATCTTCCTTCTGGGTCAGTAGTATTTCTGTATAGTCTAACTAGGAATAATCTTTGTTCTAGTGTTTTTATATCTGAGTTTTTTACTCCCTCAGATTGTAATTTTAACTTCATATTATCCCCCTCTTATGGTATAATTTAAGTATCTTATATTACATATAGTGTTTTGTTACTAGTTATCTAGATTTGGTGTTCTAGATAACTAGTTTTTTTATATAGTTTCTGTATATTGCCATACTAATTTTTCGCCTGTTGTTGGGTGTTTACCAGCTGATTTTCTTTTACCTTTACAACATTCTGATATACATCCTGCATTTGCATTGTACTTTGTTGCCCCCTCTATTATGCAATTAAATATTTCATCTGTAGTGATACATCTAACCTGTCTAGCTTGTGGATTTTTTTTACCTCTTCTTGCCCTGCTCATTTTCTCTCTTGCTTCATCTGTGTGATGTTTACCTTTATTTGCTTCACTTATTTTCTTTTTAGCTTCTTCTGATAATTTATTGCCATAATTGGGATTGTTTTTACCTTTAAGAAGTTTGTGTAATCCCGTATCATATGCATGTTGTACGTTCTCTTTTGCCGTGCACCATTCTAAATTATCTATTTTATTGTTAGTCTTATCTCCATCTATATGGTTAACTTGTGGTTTATTTTGTGGGTTTGGTATAAATGTACTCGCTACAAGTCTATGCACTAATTTAGCGTGTAGTTTGCCATTTTTATGCAAACCAACTTGTATATAACCATTTTTACTTTCCCATGTTTTAAGTGTTTTAGCTTCTCTAGAATGAAAACTTCTTATATTTCCTGCGTTACTAATTTCGTATAAACCTTCAAATCCTTTAATTGGTTTCCAATCTAACATATCTATTACCCCTTTATATAATCGCTCTATTACTACTTTCCATTAAGTCGATGTATGCTAAATCTAATATTTCTTCTAGCTGTTCTTCTTTTCGTTGATATTCTTCATATGCTTTTTTTCTTATGTCATCTTTTTCTTCTTGAGTTATGTTTGAATTGAATGCTTGTCTGTATGTTTTTAGATATTCCATATAATTGTCAGTGTTTGTTTTTAGGACCATGTCCTGAGTTTCTTCATAGATTTGTTTTTTACTCTTCATTTGTTATCCCCCCTTATCTCCAGTTACATTTTGAGTTCATTAACTCTATAAGTTGCTTTACAGTCATGTTTGGATATTTATTTGCTAAGTAGTTTAGAACTTCTGGTGTACATTTCATCTAACCACCTCCTTTATACAGCTTTCATATTTCTTCTTTTGCATTCCCCTAGTTGATAAAATATTTCTTCGTCTTTTCTGTCTTTAAATAACTTGTTGCATACGTTGTAGACCGCTTCTAAGTTCTCTCTAGAAGGTGTTAATGGACTTTTTACAGTTATCTTAACCCCTCCATTTTGATATATTTTTTCTTTCATATTGCACCCCCTAATAAAATATGTTGCCTAAAATTTGTCCTATTCGTGAATGCTTCTCCACCAAGCCCCTAGGAAAAAACCTACTGAAAAAACTATGCTTACTGCTATGTATTTCATTATTTCACCCCCTATCTCGAATAATCTACTACTGTGTTATTGCCTTGTTTTCTAAGTAGTGCAAACTTGTTTTGTAACACGTGGAACATCTTTATTTCTGCTTGGTATGGAGTTATTATGCTCCATTCTTCTTTGTATCCTCTAGCTCTTAATATGTCTGATACTGCTTCAACTTCCTTTCTAAAGAAATGTTCTGTTCCTGTGTATATCGCCATATTTAGTTACCCCCTAAATTAATACTTCTTATTTACTTTTTTCGTTTTCTTCTAGTAATTTTTCAAGATCTTTTTCTTTCAGAAGTTTTTCAATGATTTTTATTTCGCCTTTACCAGTTACTCTTGTTGTTCTAAATGTGAATGTTCCTCTTGCTGTTTTCTTAGTACCTTCTGATACTTCTAAATAACCTCTTTCAACTGCATATTGAGTAGCTTCTGTTGAGTTTTTACATACCCAGCCCCAACTTCTCAGTCTTTCATATAATCTTCTTTCTCCTATAAGTATCTTGCTATTTGATTTCGAGATTGCTTTAGCAGTTTCTCTAACTAATTTTGTGTTTTGTGATATAGATATTTGAGTTATCACTCTGTCTTTTTCTGCAATTTCTTTTTTAGCATCTTCCAGTAATTTGTTTTTATTGTCTATTGTCTTTTGCGCTACTATTAAAGCTTTAGCCATTATTGTTTCATCATCTTCGTCTTCATCGTGTGGTATGTAGCCACCAGTTTTTCTAATTTGTTTTAATATTTCTTTTACTTTCTTTTTGAATTGTTTTGCTATTGGTTTTCTACTTTGCATTAATACCTCGTAAAGTCCATCTTCTGTTAAAAATAAGGCAGTATAACTATTAGTTAGAGTGCTTAATTGATGTCTTGCGACTTCTGCATCGTCTAAATCAGCATCTTTAACCATTTTGCTAGGATTGCTATGTTCTATCCAATTCGCTACATCTTTAGCTAAAAACAATGGATTTTCTTCTGTTCCATAAATTTTAAAATCTTGTCCCAAAACTTCTTGATTATAAATTACTTGTAATTCTTCCATGTTTAAATCCTCCTTAGTTAAAGTCAAAACATTGTTGTTCTTGTTGATTTTCTAAAATTGTTTTATAGCCATTTTTTCTTAAAATGTCATGGATAAACTTTTTGCCAGTTTGTGTCCATTTTGTAGTTGATTTAGCGTATGGTTTATCTGGTTGAACGCTTCTTGCATATCCCTTGCCTTGATACTTAGCATATAAAAGCCATTGTCCGTTTTGTTTATATTGAACTCCTAGATCATGCAATAATGCATTTAATCCTTGCCCACTCATTCCAAAATCTTTAGCTATTTGAGTTGGATTAAGTAAACCGTCATTATCCTCTAAAACTCTTTCTGCATATTCTGCATGAGGTTTTAATTCGTTTATTGTATCTGATTGTTTTTCTATTGTGTTTATTAGAGGTTTTCTTTCTAATTCAACTAACTGCTTACTAGCTAATACTCCACCTTGTCCACCATTATAAATTTCTAATAGTAAATTTGATTTTAGCTGCTCGTCAGAGTTTATTACTTTTCTCATAGTAAAATATTCATCTATTAACTTGTCATGTATATCCCAAGCTAAATCAGTATCCATTATTTTTATAAGTTTTGCATATCCTCTTTCTGATAAAAGGTATATATTTTTTGCTTGAGTTATAGATTGCTTAGAATAACCTAATCCTATTAACGTTTGCGTATCATGCACACGTTGTAAATCTATGTAGTCGATACCTTCTTTAAATCTTTTTATATGGTCGGTTACTCTTCTTCTAACATCTCCGTCACGCATACTATGTATTTCAGCTATCGTTTTATCTGTTAAACATCTTTTACCTTCACCAAAGCCACCTTCAACTACTGGTATTTCTTTTCCCATAAATTCTTGTGTACCTTTTACATCTATACTTGCTACTAAGTTATTAATTTCGTTTATGTAATCCATACATTTCATCTCCTTTGATTATAAATTACTGTATACTTTTCTTGCTTGAGTATCCTTTATGTGTACTTCGGAAGAAAAAAATAATTCTTCTATACTAATGTCAAATAAATCAGCCATCGTCTTAGCTTCGGTTAATGTTATTTTTCTTCTTCCTGTTTCTTTATTTGCATAACTTGTTTTAGTTACTCCTAATACTTTTGCTAAATCTTCTTGAGTGTAACCATATACATTTCTGTATATTTTTAAATTCATCAAGTTCATTCTTGCACCTCCTTGATTTAATTTATACTTTTATTATATATACGTTTCGTGTACTTGTCAATAGTTTTTCCGAAAAAGTTTTCTGTTTGTTATACTTTCTTGAAATAACAATTATTCGTTCGATTAAATATGTTATAATTACTTTATAATTTAGAGGGAATAGTATTCAGAAAGTAGAATATTATATATAGAGGGAAATGAGTGAGAAAGAAGGAAAAACATGATGAAAACACAAGGAAATATACTAAGAGAATTGCGACTGGAAAAAGATATTACGCAGGAAGATTTGGGAAAAGTTTTGAATGTAAGTAAACAAACTGTAAACAATTGGGAGAATAATAGAAGAAAATGTGATTCAGATACTTTGTTTAAGTTAGCAAAATTTTTCGGTGTTACAGTTGATTATTTGTTAGGGATTAATGAAAATAAAAAACCTATCAAAGATTTAACAGAAAAGCAAAAGCGAGCACTTCAGCTGGCAGACCAATTATCTGATGAAGAATTTAACAATATAATAAGGCTTGTAATAAGCATGAAAAGAGGGACTTAATTCTAAGCCCCTCTTTTTTACACAGATTTATTTTTTTCTACTTGTTTTTGCATTTTTTTTATTATATCTTCTAATATTTCATCGTCTACTAATAATATTTCTTCTTTTCTTTCTAATAATGCACTCTTTTCTTTCAAATAGATTCCCCCTTAACTCGTTTTTCATAGAACAAATGTTCTATTTTATTCTTTATATATATTATACACCAAGTCATAAGTTATATATATTATTTTTCCGAAATATTTATAATATTATTATACTACTAAACATTAAGTTAAAAGAGGTATTTTGATATATTTTACATGTATATAGGGGAAAAATTATTTTTTTATCAAATTATGTTGGAATTATGTTGGAAAGTGATGCTATCAACATAGCTTTCTGCTACAATTTAAGAAAAAACAAAGGGGAGTTTATAAGTTATGAAGAAACTATTAAGTATCATTTTAAGTGCTATGTTATGTTTAAGTTTTGTAGGTTGCAGCAATAATAATACTACTGTTAAATCATCTTCTCAACAAGAATCTAGCAATCAAACTAGTAATCAAAGTGAAAAAGATGATAGTAAGGTTAGTTTTTCATTAAGTGATGGTACGTTTAAGGTTGGAAAAGATTTAGATCCAGGAATTTATGTTCTAGTTAAACAAGATGGTGAATTTATGGGAAGCTTTGATATCACAACGGACACTACAGGCGATGTTGAATCTTCTGTTGACTCAAATGCATTTGAAAACTTTTCTTACATAGAAGTAAAAGATGGTCAGTATTTACAGTTAAATAAATGTGATTTATATAAAGTTGACGAAATAAAAGATAAAGCTTTGGATTTTTCTAATCTTGATGAACTTACAAACGGTATGTATATAGTAGGTGAAGATATACAACCTGGAGAACACAAATTAGAAGCTATAGATAGTGATTCAGACGGATGGTTTTGCTTATATAATAATTTAGGGGATGGCTATAAGAATGCTCCAGATTTACAAACAGCTGACTATTTTTCAGGAAGTAAATTAATAACATTAAAAGAAGGGCAATATTTGAAATTAGATAGTAATACAAAAGTTATAAAATAGAAATAATATAGATAAACATCAGGGCAGTTTTACCAGCTGCTCTTTTTAATTAGGAGGAAATAAGATGTATGCAATGTATTTAAGGAAAAGCCGTGCTGATGATAAGGATATTCCATTAGAAAAGGTTCTAAAAAATCATTACAATATGCTAACGGAATTGGCTGACAAGTTAAAAATACAGATAGAAGAAGAAAATGTATTTCGAGAAATAGAAACTGGAGATAGTATTTCTATCCGTCCAAAGATGCAGGACCTACTAGAAAAAGTATCCGAGGGATTATATGAAGGTGTTTTTTGCACTGAATTATCAAGGCTATGTAGAGGTAGTAAGATAGACCAAGAAATTGTATCTAGTACCTTTACTGCTGCGGAATGTAAAATAATTACACCAAGTAAGACTTATGACCTTGCTAATAATGAGTTTGATGAAGAAATGGTCGACTTCGGACTGTTCATGTCTAGAAGGGAATATAAAACTATCACGAAACGCATGCAACGAGGTCGTGAACAATCTGTAAAACAAGGTAAGTATATTGGTAGCATATTACCTTATGGCTATAACAAGGAGAAGTTAGAGGGAGAAAATGGCTTTAGGTTAGTTATTAATGAAGAAGAAGCATATATAGTCAGATTAATATTTAAGTGGTTTTTAGAAGATAATACTGGAGCTAGTATAATCGCGAAAAGGCTTAATCAAGGTGGTTATCCTTCCAGAAGCGGTCGTGTATGGAGCTATAGTTCAGTAAAAAATATATTAACAAGCAATGTAGTAGCTGGATATCTTAAACACGGAGAAAGAAAATATAAGAAATATATAGATGCAAAAGGTAATGTAAAAAAATCTAGACCAGTAAATGCTGCTGTTGAATATTATAAAGGACTGCATGAAGCAATTATACCTTTGCACGAATTTGAAAAGGTACAAGATATATTAAACTCTAGAAAGCAGCATAAATCTAACTTTGATTTGCCACTTAGTAATCCACTTGCTGGACTAATAAAATGTAGTGAATGCGGAAGAGTCCTGATAAAAAGACCATGCCCACAAGGTAACTTTTTATATTGCCCTACTGCTGGATGTAAAAACATGGGTTCTTATCTGTATAGAGTTGAAGAACATATTTTACAGGCATTATCAAATACATTATCTGATTATGAATATTATGTAGATAATTATGAGCAAGAAACGATAAAAGAAAAAAGAAATGTAGACAATGATCTAAAAAGAATTGAAAAAGAAATTGAGAAACTAAATAAGCAATTTGAAAAATGCTGTACATTCTTAGAACAAGATGTATATACTATAGAAGTTTTTAAAGATAGGACCAGTAAGATAAAAGATAAGATTAGAATACTAGAAGAAAATAAAAAAGTATTAGAAAAAGAATTTGGCGACGAGAAAGTTATAAAAATAAAAAAACTAATACCTAAATTAGAAAATGTATTAAAAAATTATAATACTCTTAGTATAGAAGGGAAAAACGAATTGTTAAAAAGTATTATAAAAGAAATAACTTACACTAAAAAGAAAAAAAGTAAAAAAGGCAGCAATGAGGATTACTTTGAGTTAGAAATAACACTAAATATATAATTATTATGTATAGCATCGATGTGCATATGAATTAGCTCGTTAATGCTATACATAAAATAAGCTAGAGAATATAATTTCCCTAGCCTTTTTTACGTGTTATTTCCTTACATCATTATTAATATAGCACTTGCTACTCCAATTCCTAGATATGCAATACGCCCTGTAACTTCCAGTATTATTTTTTTCATAGTCATTACCTCCTTTATGAGGAGTATTGACTGCATCTGGAATATTTATACATTATTTTTCAAACACTTCTACATATTTTGGTGATGCTGTTATATAAACTCCTGATTTTAGTTTATACATATCTGTTCCAGTTCTTTTTATAGTTTCTACTACAGTATAAGCTCCACCAGCAGTAACTTTACCTATTACATTAGCAGCATCAAAATCTGGTTTGCTATGTATGTTTATATCCTTTAAAATTCTAACACATTTAGTTTTAGCGGTAGCAGCAGTAGGCACAACTGTTACTTTTCCTTTCCCATTTGTACAGTTAATTATATCTGATACTTTTATTTTGCCAGCTTTTAAATTATAACAATCTAATCTAAATTGTTCATATTTCTTTGGATTAAGCACCATATATATTGGGCATAATTTATAAGCTCTGCCAACTACATCTGTATGTCTGATTATATCTTTTTTAGGATTTAGTCCCTTTCTATCACATAACCATGCACACAAATGAACCATTGCTTTATATGTAGCATCTGTATAATGGTTATCTTTGCCTGTTGTTGCGACTTCAACACCAATAGCGTAGGCATTGGCACTATTAGTACAATAACAACGTTCATCTATAGGTATTAATTGATATATTGTTCCATCTAGATCAATAACAAAATGTGCTGATGCATAAACATACTTTCCATTAACTATACAACCATTTGCAACAACGTTATTAAAATAATTTACTGTAGCGGAACCTTTAACATCCGCTTCACCTGTATAGTGTATTGCGACTTTTGTATAATCTAATGGAGTTCCAGGTCTACCATATTTATTTTTCTTTTGCCATTTTTCTGTTATTTTTGGTTTACTTATTGTCATATTATCAAATCCTTTCTGAAAATAAAAGATGCTTAAAAAATCGACCTTCCTATCGACTTTCTAAGCACCTTACAGTTATCTTATAAAGTATTTATACCTACTCTTATTCTCCAAATCCATCAGTTTTAAAGTCTGTAATTATACCCATACCTACTAGTATAGTTAAAACTGAATTAACAGAATCTTGGAAGTTATTAGGTAAAAAATCTAATCCAAATTGTTGAGCTGTTAACACTAATAATGCTGTTATAGATAACCAAAAACTTTTGTTTTTTATTTGTTCTTTGATATTAAATTTCATCTTATTACCTCCTATTAATTAAATAAATTATTTTGTATTGCATAAAAGAAAAAACTAACCAATGCTGTTATAATTGCATAAGTTAGTTTGTTTAAGTTACTTGCTAATTTGTCTATGGTATTGCATAGATTTTCTATTTTTACTGCCATTTCAGACTGTGTATTTTCTAGTTTGTCTATTCTTTCAGAATGTCTTTGCAGCCTTTCATCGTGTCTCTTTAGTGTGTCTTTTAACCATTCATCATTCATGCAAAAGTCCTTTCTTATATAAAAAAGGACTGTACCGCTACAGTCCTTTTAAAAATAGATTTAGTTTTTTTAATTATATATTGTTTTTATTTTCTCACATTTTACATCTTTTTCACCCCCTTACAGTTATTATACTATAAGTTTAATATAATATAGTTAACTGTTCTATGATCTTACTTGACATTTACTTGGTAAAATACTTAGTAAATTAGTACACAATATTTTTATATTGCGAACTAACTAAATGTTTATTATTGTACTTGCAAATCCTTTTGCATAAGCATCTTTACCTGCTCCTTTTAAATGTGTTCCATCATAAGAATAATTACTGTAATTACCTTCATTTATTCCACATAAACTTCTTATATCTACATATTCAGCTCCCATATATTCACAAGCATCTTTTATTTTTTTATTCCATTCTATTATAGTTGAATTATTTATACCATCAGCGTAACGATAAATAATTCCTAACACCTTAAATTTTATTTTTGGATAAGCATTTGATATTGTTTTTATAGCATAACGTAAAGCTCCGCATACTGTAGCTTTATCATATAAATTACTATCATTATCTACAGTTGTTCCAAATGCTAAATCATTTGTTCCGTACCCAACAGTAATATAATCAACCTTTGACCAATCAACATCATCTACATTTGATATATTTGTTGTAGCACCAGTAAATGCTTTTTGGTGAGAAAAATCTCCATTCACAACACAATCTGCCAAATTACAAAAATCAAATATGTCATATTCGCCAGCACGACTTCCAGGTCTTTGTGCCATTGTAGTTCCCCCAGTAGCTAAATTAATCCAATTCCCACTACAATAGTGTTTCATATAATCAGATAAATTTCCTATACTTCCTTCACCTGTTGTAAATGCCCATATACTATCTCCGAAATTAACAAAAGTTTTATCTGTAGCATAAGTTTTTATTGTTCCATCTTCTGTTTTCATCCCATTAATTTCTGTAATTGCAATAGGTGAAATATAAAAATCACCTACTCCAAAACAATTTACATTTTTTATATTTTTAAGATATTTTACCTCTCCAGTTTTTAACGAATATGTTTGTTTACTTCCTCCATATTCTCCTGCAACTGAACCCTCTACCAATGTTGCCTTTGTAATTGTAGCAGGGAGACTACTACAAGCAATTCTAAGAAATTTATAATTTTTAGATGGAGTAAATGTATAAGCTATATTTGAACCACCAGTAATTATAGTACTTTTTAATAAATCCCCACTTCCTAATGTGTTGTTAGAATTTGGTAAACTTTCAACTCCATATAAATAAAAATTACAACTAATATTATCCACATGAAATGTATATGTTTTACCTTCTTCTAAATTTACTATAAATCCACATCTACCATTCATAAAAGCAACTGTACCAGTATAATTAGGGTTTCGTGTTAAGGTAATAATACCGTCTTCTTCTGTAAAATTTTCCATAGGAGCTACTACTGCTGTTGATATCATATAACTACCAAAATCACCCAATAAATCATCTGAACTAACATTTAATGTAGTATTTGCAGTTGCAACAAACATAAGTGTGTTATGATTCCCTTTATAACTTCCACTTGCTATTTTTTGTAAATCTATTACACTTGCTGAAAAAGTACTTTCAGCAGTTGCTATATCTTCTGTAGTTGTGCTACCAGTACCATTTGTAGAAGGATTCGTATATAGTTTGCCTTCCGCATCAACACCAATCTCTTGTGTCATTTCATCAGTTTTATTAACTGGTTTTACACCTCCAAGTTTTGTTGATGTGGCAATCGGTAATGTATAACTTGAACCATCTCCACTATTACCTTGATTATCCTTTAACTCTTTTATAGCACTTCTAATATCGGTCGCAGTAGTTCCCATATCAACAAGATTACCTTCACTATCTCGACCTAATTCGTTCGCAATTTCTCCTAATTGTGTATTAATATCCTGAATATCTTTTTTAATAGTATCATTTAGGGTATCATTTAAATATTTCTTAGTAATTAAATCTTTATCTTTTGTCGGAGTACCATCTTGAGATAATGTACCTGCATACCATGCATTACCTTCCCAATCTAATGTATGTGCATTAGATTTATTACCGTCAGAACCATTACCTACTATATGGGCATATTTACCTTCAGTATCTTCTATATTATATTTACCTTGAACGTGTTGATTGGGTGATGAAGCAGTAGTAGAATCACCCTCTGAATGAGAGCGACTACCTAAAGCTATTGTATTATCGCCTTCTGCATGAGAGTGAGTACCTGAAGCCTTAGTATTGCTACCTTCTGCATGTGAACATTCTCCAGAAGCAGTAGTAAATGCACCTTCGGCATGGGAAGGGGAACCTGAAGCAGTAGTATTATTGCCCTCTGCGTGTGACTTATTCCCTGAAGCAGTAGTATGAGAACCTTCTGCGTGTGAACATTCTCCTGAAGCCGTATTAGTTAAACCTTCTACATGTGAGTAATCAGCTGTAGCAGTAGTAAATGAACCCTCGGCATGGGAAGCATGACCTGAAGCTTCACAACTGTAGCCAAAACTAGAACTACTGTTTCCAATTACGCCTGCTCTAAGTCCTACAGTTATAGAATTATTAATCTTTATATCATCTGGCATAAATAAATTATCTAACATATTAATATCTTTTTCAATTAATTGCATATCAGTAATATTAGTTGTATCTAATGACATTATCATCACTATAGCATTAGTTCCATCAGGTTGAATTCCACAGGTGCAATCATCTTTTATAACGGTAAGTACACCCTCAGTATATGTCATATAGTATCTGTCTCTTATACACATCTCCGAGCCCACGAGACGCGTAG